TGTTCTGGATTATCTCTTTCTTTCTCTGGCTCTGGCTCTGGCTCTGGATAGGTTTTGTTTTGCTTAAGCGAATCATAACCATTAGGTTTTTTTTTGCTATCCGTTTGGTTATCCGTTTGGTTATCCGTTTGGTTATCCGTTTGGTTATCCTTTTGGTTTGCTTTAGGGCGGCCACCTTTTTTGCCACTTTCACGCCGTTTTTCACGCATCTTTTTTTGCTTTTCTATAATACCTTTGGCAAGCTTTACGGCATCATCGAAAACAAGATCAAGGGCATTTCTTTCAGACTCCGTAAAGGCACCAAACAACCTGTATTTAGCATGATCAGAGCCCTTTGATACATACCCGTCCTCTGCTATGTATGCAGAAACAACTTCCATGAATGCACCTTTTTCCTCATACGAATACCGTGCCAGCATTCCCCGGTATTCATTGCAATAATATGGGAAATGGATAAGTGGGTCTTTTGTTTTTGCCATTAGTCATCATCTCCACATGAAGCTACGGTAACTTTTACCCGTAGTAATCCGAAATATTTAAACATAATTGTTAAATATATGTTCTGAATAATCGTTTTTTGATAAATTTCACATTCGCTGCTACAAAAACCATTTAGCCTGTATTGGAAATATGGAAAGACCGTGTACCATAATCCACAAATTTTACACATTTGTTGGTTGTATTCAGGCATTTTCGTTTACCCTTTCTTTACTTTGAATATCAACAATATGTCGCTTTACAGTAACCCATGTAAAACCAAGTGACCTGGCACATTCTGCCACCGTTTCGCCGGGGTTGTCTTCAAACCACGCTTTTACTTTTTCCCTGTTTTTAATCCCGCGCCGTCTCATCCCTTCTGCCTTGTCTGAATTTACTTTGATCATGCTACCTCCTTATATTTATTTTTCAATATTGAATTATATATATCACAAAACAAAAAAACCCGGTCAAGAAAAATCTCAACCGGGTCACATTCTTTTACGTTTGATTTGACATAATGCAAACATAATGTCAAACTTAATTCAATCGTGCCCAATCCTCTGATACTGACTTTTTTCGGTATTATGTTTGGGCCTTCTTGTTTTTTTACATCGAATCTAACTTGTATTTCTGCTGCAACACCCGGGCCTGATTGAAATGCCCCGGCAGCTTCGCAGCATTATTAGGGAATTTAAGACGTAAAATGATCTTTCGGCCTGTGCTGATACTGAACCTTTCAGCCTGTTCAATGTTTTCCCATGCCCGGACAGGTGGATTGATATACCCTCCGGATTGAGCGTATTTGCGCAGCTTGTTTGTCGTGCAGACGTGATATACTATCATGAGTACCTCCTCACTGATTTTAAAACGGCTTCGGCCTCCCCGGGTGAGACCGGCGGACAGCAAGCCGCTGCCTCTTTGTATATTTCGCTCTCTATCTCCTGCCATGACAGCCTCCTGTGAAGCATCCCGCAGGCGCGTTTGAAAAGATGATTGTTTCGTTCGCCTTCCGACGCCCCATACTGACCTTTGAATTTACCTTCAATTTTGAAATCCGTTTGCTTATATTTCGGTGCGCTCCACTGTTTGCGCGGTACCGGTGGAAACATTTCAGACAACGTATTGAAATCGTATTTTTTTTCAGACGTGTAAATGATCCTTGTCATATACGGCTCGTGTTTTTTGTGATAGAATCCTGGGACCCGCATTACCCTGGGAAGATCCTTCACTTTCGGATCAGAATTGAATTTTGCGGCGATACTTTCCTGAACCTGCGTAAATCCTTCCAACATGAACATTTCATCATCAACGCACCAATAGACGTGAAACTTCCCAGGTGAAGACTCGACGACCAGCGACGGATCGTACCCCCATAACGGATACATCGGCTCACCATCAAGATCCGCGAACACGGCCCGTATTTTTATGATGTCTTTCGCCGTTCGGCCATTCCCGTTCGTTTCATTTATGCACAAAAAAACGCCAGCTCTTCTTTCATTTAAAGTATTTAAATATTTAAGAGTGCCATTGTACTTGTTTTCGTTGCAATGTTTTATTCTCGCTAATCCTTCGTCTTTACGCTTACTATCGTCGAATGTCTGGAATGTTTTTAGTCCAGGGAAGAATGATAGGAACTTTTTCACGTCGTTGAAGCGTTTCCGTTTGAAATTCGGGTCATTGTTATTTTCAATTGTGCGCATTTTTTCAACCAGACTTATCAATCCCGGTAGCTTATTAATCCGGTCGGAATATGGTCCGGCTTGTTCTCCACCGTCGATATAATCCGCCATGTCTTGCGCTTTTTTCCATATTGTTTTATATTCTTCATTCATGTTTTTTCCTTGTGCGCCGGGTCCACTAACCCGGCGTTTTTTTTATTTTTTCTTCCTTTCGTACTTGACGCATTCCATATAGTATTTGTTCTCGAACTTCGTGATAGCCGCTTCTTTGTAATCTTCCGTCCGGAATCGAGGCGTATCATACGCATCTATCACAATTGACAAAAGCGGATTGTCGTGACCAAGCCTATTAACTATTTCTGACATTTTTGCGCCATTTTGACGTACTTGCATAACTTTCCCAGCAAACTCTCCGACTGAAACACATTTGCCGATATCACCTGCGTATGCAGATCCCGCCATAATTATCCCTGCCGCTGCCGTTAAAAGTAATTTTTTCATGAAGTCTCCTTTATTTTTTCATATGTTTTTACCTGCAATTTCGATAAGGCCAACACGGTTGATTTTAATTCGCCATGCTGACTGGAGTATCTATTGCGATTCATTTGCAGTAATTCTGGACGGCTGACAATAGTCAGGTTTTCAGGATCAAAGTTCCGGATATCGCTATCTTTAAAGATTACGCAGCACCCGTCTGGTATGGGACCATAATGCTTTTCATAGACGACAATATGTTTAAATTTAAACTGTGGACTTTCCTCGGAAACCTTAACCTTAAGATAACCATCCTTATCAACACGCTCATAGCCGATAGGTTTTGTGTTTTTGGGCTTGTGTCCGGCCTTGAAGCTTGTTTTGTTCGCAGTGGTTAACCCCTTTGTGCCGGTATTCCAAGGCACATAATTTGACGCAAAATGGCCGGTTCGATTTGCTTTAATGCCTTTTCTGCTCAACAATGCTCTGATCTGTGTGTGCGTTTTGTCCATACAGAACTTTTTGTTGAACGCAGCGGTTAAATCCCGAATAGCCAGAGTTTTGAAATTGATTCTCAAAAAATCAATCATTTTGTCCGTGTATATACGCTGACGTTGTACAAATCTCTCTGAGGGCGCACGGCCACACTTGATTTTCCTTTTGTTCAATATTGCCTTGATTGCGCAGAGAGAACAATTCATTTCAAATTCACGATTGAACTTTTCTGCCAACTTCTCGACTGTCATTTTTTTATACCCGACGCGCAAAAACTCAATATGCGCGTCGGTGTACTTTCTATTCGCCATCTGTCACCCCGAGCATTTTGGGTGCGCTTTTGGTCATTCCGGCATTTAACGTCGTGTGGGCCTTTAACGCCAGGGACGCATTGTTTATGATTTGCGTGGAGACGCCACAGACCGCCTGTGCCCGTGTGATTTCCGTTGCAAGATCGTCTTTCGACAATTCGTTATTATTCAAGCGTTCGAGTTGTGCAAAAAGGCTATCATTCAAATCAGTAAGTTTTGTTTTCATTTTAATTCTTCTCCTAAAATCAATTGATTCTGTTGTCCCTGGGCGGGGTATGTAATGTTTGCATGTGCTGCACGGCAAGTCTTTGATACCGTTTTCATCTGCTGCCTGCCGACACGCTTTGTATTTTATGCAGTTGTTCATCTAATCTCACCTTTCAACGGGCACCCGGCAGTCACCAACCCATCCATTTTACGATTGTAAACAACTGATATAGCGATGTTTCTGAATGGCACAATCGCTCTAATGATGCGGTCATTGCTTTGAGACCAAAAACAATCTCCGCGTCTAATAGCTAACCTGATATCGTCCATTTCTTTCAACGTTGGCCTTCGACCGTACCGCTCTACCATGCGGGCGCAAAAATGGGATTTGGCTGCGGATTTGTGGTTCATGCCGCCACTCCATCTCGAATTTTAAGCACTGGCACGGCCCGTACCCCACTATTGATATCCTCTATCATCTTACGCCATCGTTCTCCTGCGACAGCAGCATGTTCAAAGGCCGTATCAGGCATATTGCCGCCTCGGGATACATAATCAATAAATCGTTCAGCGTGTTTGCGACCACACCTTATGCCATTTTTGTGCATTATGGATTTTATCGCAGGCACTGTCCTGTTATAACCGAATTCACGATTAAACGCATCAGTAAGCTCCTCAACCTTCATTTTTTTATACCCGACGCGCAGGTATTCCATTTGCGCGTCGGTATATTTTTTCCGGGCAGGCATCATTAATCCTCAAGCATTTTTGGCGCTTTTTTTGTCATGCCTGTGTTGAGTGTCGTATGTGCTTTTAGTGCCAGGGCCGCGTTGCTGATGATTTGATTTGATACCCCGCAAATTGCCTGGGACCTGCTTATTTCAGTGGACAAGTCGTCTCTTGATATAGATTCGTCGTTGAGCCTGTCGAGCTGCTGAAACAACTTGTCGTTCAAGTCTGCTAATTTATTGTTCATTTTTCTATCCATCCTTATTTTTTTATCATTTATTGTGCCTGGCCTTGGTATATAGTGATTGCATGTTTCGCATGGGAGCTCTGACCCATTCGACGCATCAATGCAAGCTTTTAATTTTATACAATCTTTTTTCATTTTAAATATCTATCCAGCCCCTGGGTATACAGACTCAAGTCCATGGGCTTTTTGTCGTTAATCATCTCTCTTTTTTTGCGCTCCATGTGCTCCCGGTACGCTCTTGAGTCTATCAGTTTTTTGTATTTTATCTTGCACGGATCACATCTTTTGGTTGTCGATTGACGCGGCGTGAGTCTCATTTTTACGTTGCAGTCGCAGCAAAATGCTTCAATGTAATCAATACCTGACTCTGTGTGCTCAGGGCACCTGTTTGCTTTGTTTATTCTGACAAGGTCGCTCTTTTTTTTGTACCTGCAGCCACACTTCATCACGAATACTTTCATTCGTTCTCCTTTTCGTATCGTGTTTTCAATTCCCTGCACAACATTTGCAAAAAGTCGCGTAGCTCGTGTTTTGATTCAAACCTGTGGAAAGTTCTTTCATTCCACAAAGTTAAAACCCCTTTGTTGTGTTCAAACATATGGCAAGCAGGGCAGCACGGAATCGCGTGATAATCGCTCGGCTTCGATCCCATACCGCCTGACAATAGCCGCTGGTGTGCTGCCTGGCATGGCCCTCCGCCACAGATTGCGCATGGCAGCGTGCGTACCCAGTTAAGATATTTTTTGTCTCTGGCTGGTTTGGTTTTTTTGATCACTTTTCCTCCATTTCATAAAAAAAATTATGTCTTTCGTTCGGGAGCGGGATATATACCTGCAGCTCCATGGCCGCCCACCTGCGGCAGTTTCCCAGATAAAACTCGAACTCAGAAGTTTTCAACTTCGTAGTGGACCGGACAAAAGACTTCCCGCCTTTTTCGTATGACAAGAACTGTTCGGCCAGGATCTGATGGATCTCGTCACCGGAATATCCCGTGTGATCTGCTATCAGTTTGCAGACTACTCCATGGTAATAACGATTTTGCTGTATTGACCGTGTGTGCCGTACCTTCTCCGGCATGTTCCACACATACCTCCCGTCAGCTTGGATCGTCTGGAAATATCGTTTGACGGAATCCCAGAGACGATCTTTGCCGACTATTTTGCTGTCTTTTATTTGGAATGATAGTTTTGTCATATCAACCTATTCACCAAATCCTGTAAATCATTGCAAAACTCTTCAACAGCTTCATTTATTTTTTTTATGAGTGGTTCATCCCGTTCGATCTTTAAAATAAGCGGGGCAAGTCCAGGATGATACGAAACGAACCACCACGCCGCCAAGCCGGTAACCATCATGCTCGCCTGGACCTGTATTTTATATGCCGTGGGTAGTTTGCCTTTGTCCAGATATTCAACATGAACTGGAAGAGACGGGCATTTTATCTCAAGTCCTGCTTTTTGATCAGGCATAATTCCGTCAGGGCTGGCGTGCCAAAGCTTGCGTTCATCCTGGTATATCATCGCGCATTGCTTAACCGGGCCGTGGACAAACTCAAACATTTCACGGGCCTCGGGCTCAAGCTCTGTTCCGCGCTCCATGTGTCCATTTTTGTATGATTCTGACTTTTGACCTGTGAGAATCTCGCCTGCCATTTGATATAAGTATTTTTGCCGCTGTTTTGACGTATTCCCGGTGGACGTTATAATCTTATCCATACTTGACGCTCCGGGATTCCCAACCCGGAGCGCGTGCCATTCGTCAGATCCTTGCACACATGAATCTATTATAATCACTTCGGATCATTCCTTTCTTTCGCCAGCAGCATTGATTTAAGCTGTCCGAATTTTTCAGACCGTATCATTTCAACGGTATCGGCTTGAGCATATTTCAAAAACGCGGATATGTCCGTTTCTGTTGACTCAATCAGTCCAGACAGTTCCCTTACCTGTTCTGGTGTAATTGTTGTTGTTGCCGGTGGCATAGAGTCAGCGTCCTTGTTGTCATCAATACAAAAAAGACCGTTGAGACAGTATTTTCTGGCGTATGACGACGTTGCCCCAGTGATCTGTGACTCATCCATTCCCTTTTTCGTTGCCGATTCCCTGGCATATGCTATGTTTGTGATCGTTTGTGCAGTGTCTTCTGCGTCTGTCAGTGTCGCCGTTGACTTGAGATATACTCGGTCTCCTATTGCTACCGGTTCGTCTGATACCGTCAGTGTCGCCTTTACTTGTGAAAGCAAAGGCTTTACGGCCTCTGTGATGTCCTCAAGGCTCCGATAATGATACTTTCCGAAGTCATTATATTGATTCTTTGGCGCCCGAAGGCGACCCTGGATTGCCATTAGTTTTTCATATATGTTCATTCTTTTCCTCCCACTCAAGCCCGGCCTGATCCATGTCCTGCAATTTCATCTCACGGTGGTATTGGGTCATAACTTCCGCCTTTAGTTCATCGAGCCCGTATTGATCCTGAAAATGGATTTCCTGGTCTATTAATAGAGGCTTGCCGTCGAGACAAACCATTTCTATTTCCGGTTCACCTTCGTCTGTAATGTAGGCGAACACCTCGAAATACAGGAAACCACATTCAATTATTGCTGTAAAATTCATATATCCCTCCTGTTAATTTCATTTCCTACGGCAACACATGACGCAAAAAAACCTATTGCGCCTAAAAAATTCGGCACCATTGACGATGACTCCGAAAAAGCCAGAACCAGACCAATAAACATGCACGATATATAAAATGCTATTTTCATTTTGCCTCCTCCTTGGTTTTCTCACGATACAGTGCTGCCCACTGTTCCGGCACGTATCCTCCTTTTTTCTCCCAGGACTTGATTGTTTCTGGGTGTACCCCCAGGAAAGCTGCCGCTGATACTATCGGCTTTTTTTCGTCTTTGAACTTCTTTAATATTTCTTTTACTTTCATTTTTACTCCTTTGTTTGTGTGTTTTCCTCTCACTCAATAACTGCAATATACACACGTTGTTTTTCAATGTCAAACTTTTTTTCAATTTTTTTTAAAAAGTTTTTTGTTTTATTTGTTTTGTTTTTGTGCTAAGTTGATTTTAGTTAAAATATAAATAAAGGAGGTAAAATGATAGACTGTCCATTGTACCTGGGGGAGCAATTAACAGTCCGACTGGGTAACTCTAAGGTGTTAGAGTTGTACATAAAAAAGGGGTCTGGTCAATACAAAGATGATTACATCGTAACTATCAAACCCGGGAAAATTGATACCGGAAAACCTGGCCAGTATTATTTAAAAATAAATGCGGACAATCATAACCAAACCGTTACAGCGGAATGAGCCGGTGAACTAAACGTTATACGTTGCAAATAATCCTTGACTTTATTTATGTAATAAGTTAAAGTTAAACATTGTTAATCCATTAC